GTTCTTGAGTTTTTCGATTGCTTGCTCGGAAGTCATTTTTAATTCAAAAGGCATAATAATAAAAGGTTTGTTTCTTAACTATACCTATATTATAGTTAAAAAAAAGGGGGTAGTAAACCCCTTATGTGCCACTTTATTAACTGGTTTACATTGTCTCCATATATTCAATATGGTCTTGTAATTGCTTAATTAGTTTTGTTTTATTGTGTCTTCTATCTAATTCAATACCGATTGTACGACCAAATGTTTCTAACTCAAGTTTTGACATAGTTTCAAAATCAAGAGGTTCTGGATTCACAGGTTCTTCTACTGAAGCAGGTGCTGTATCTTCTACTGAAGTTGTGGTTGTGACATCTTCATATGCAGAATGAACTTCATTAGTCATTAACAGTTCTGAAAATCTAGTCATTTTTCTGTAGTTGCTTCGGGTTCTGTTGCAGGTTCCTCTTTAGGAGGTTCTGCTTCAACCTTGGGTTCTTCCTTTGGTGCATACATTTTAGCGTATGCATCATACATTGCTTTCGCTTCCTTTGATGATATTCTAGGTGTCATAGTATTGTTGTAATGTATCTCTATTTATCACGCTACCAATTCTATAAATTCACTTAATATCTTCTTGTTCATCTTCTTACCTTTAAGACTCTTTGCAAATGCTCTTTTAATTTCTGCTTTAGTTGCATCTTCTTTAACAACTAACTCTCCATCATTGTTAAGTGCAGATGATGCCATACCAAAGTAAGTATGATATCCAGATGTAGTGATTGCAAAAGACCTTTCTTTCTTCCAACGATGCATCATTTTGTTTGTTGCATCAGTTTCATATCCACAATATCTGCGAATGAATGAACCACCTTCACGACTTGGAAGAACACGAATACCAATAAAATTAGTTTGTGGAAAACAATCTTTTAGATGATGAAGTAACATATCAGTTGCTTCATATCTACCAGAGTCTTTTGAAATATAAGTCTTACCTAACTTACGGTCACGCAATACACAGTTTTCTCCAAAGTAGTTTGTACCCATATATGGTTCATCTTCCCATTGTCTTTGAACCTCACGATGATAACGAAGTGGTTGACTTTCTCCATCAGTAAGTACAACACATTGTACTTTCTCTGCACCAGTTCTTTTTTGAAAATCAGGAAGTAATTGATGTAAAGAAACCATTGCTTCATTTAAAGGTGTTCCAGATAATCTATATCCATATGGAACATCCAAGTAAGGTGTGCTTTGTGACCAATCAAATATACAAGCACATCTCCAAATGTTAATCATTTGTGTATCTAAATCCTTTGACTTGGTTTGATTACTAAACATATTCAGTAGAGCAAAATTATTACTTACCTCTGCCATCATATTCTTTGGTTCATAGAAAGTCTCTTTATTTGCATACATCGCAGGTCTAGGATAATCATTTGAAAATGCATAAACTTCATAAGGTATTTGTACTTTGCGACAGAACCAGATAAGGTTGTAGAGTTGCTTTAATGTGTCCATCATTACGTTATTCATTGAACCAGACCAATCAAGAATGAATACTAATCCGTGGTTTTTTCCATCAGGCACTACTGATACTTTTTTGAATAAGTCTTCATTAAATTTGTAAGTGTGTAATACAGCTGTATCGAGAATACCAGTACGACTAGTAGTAGCACGGGCATAAGCTCCTGCAGATTTTTTACATTCAAATTCTTTGACAAGATAACTTACCTCCTTTTGTGCTGATTTTTTAAATGCATAGAACTCTTTATCTAGAACTTCATATGGGTCATAAGATTCTGGAATATTCTCAGGATTAAGAAGACTAATAAAATAGTGTGGATTTTTTTTGAATTGACTTTGTATTCTTATATTTAAATTAGTCCAATGCTCTTTAAACTGCTCATGAACTTTCTGATTTGATATTACCACTTGATTTATATTTACTTTTGGTAATTCAATATAATGATTCTCACGTCCACCTCTGTTAATTAAATCTTTGAGTGCTTCATCAAGAGCATCCATAGTCTCAACTTCTGGTTCTGTATTTTGTGGTTGAGAACGATTACTGAGTTCATCCATCATATCTTCAATCTCTTCAATTGTTGGTGGTTGAGATTCTGATTTCTGATAATCTAAATCTACTTCTTCCTCTGCCTCTTCTGATTTACCTTTAGGTGTACCATCAAAAGTCTCATCACCTAAGTCTATACCTGTATCATTCTCTACTTCCTGTCTTTCTTTGTTCTCTTGCTCTAATTGTTGCTTACATAGTGTATACAATTCTTTAGCAAGAACTAATACTTCATCAAATGTCTCTGCTAATTCAATCTTACTTACAAGGAAGTTTTCTTCAGTATTAAAATCAATATCAACAAAATGACCTATCTTGAAATATAAATTGACTCTATCTGCAAGATTAAAATCACTCATATCTTTGTTCTCAATATCAAAGAAGTCCTTATCTGATAGTTCGTGATATGCATTATAGAATGTCTTGTTTAGTCCTTCATATCTTCTCTTGATTAACTTCTCAATACGAGCATCTTCAACAACATTAACAAACTGTTGAGGTACCTGTACCTCTTTCCACCACTCTGTATCAGGTGTGTAAAGTGCGTGTCCGACTTCATGACCCACTAACATATCAATTACATTTCCACTTGCCTTTTCCCACATTGGAAGTGTAAGTACACGGGTCTGTACATTGAACTCTGCTGTTTCGACTTTCTTATGCTCAACTAAAATATCTTCTGTAGCAAGTAGTTTAGCGAGTTGTGATTTGATTTCGTGTTGGACTGTCATAATGTTGTTTGCTTTATGTACCTATTATAACAACGAAACCGCCCCTTGGGACGGTTGAGTAGACACTTTATTAACTGTCCACGACGTTTCTTTGCTTGTCGTAGAGCTTGTGGTTTTAACGTTCGTTTCTGTGGTTTACCAGAATTGTGTTGCCAGTTAGGAGTTGTCATTTTCCTAATCTAATTTTTTTCTTGCAGTATCAAATATTTTGTTTAACATATTATTTGCACCTTTTTGTAAGGTATCAAGTCCTGCAGTTTTTAAATCTTGAACCTCTTTACTACCTGCAATTTTCTTTGCATCTTTTGCAAATGATTTTGCAGTGCTCTTCATATTATTTTTTAGTTTATTAACATCTTGAGATGATGCGAACTTTTGCATTAATTGTTTAAAATATTGTTTTTCCATTATTTTTTTCCCTGTAATTTTTCTAAAACTGAAACTTCTTGCATAGGTGCAACATCATTTAAACCATTTGCATCAAACCAAGGTGCATTTTCCCAATCAAAACCTTCACCAAATGTATTATCAGGTGCGACAACATACCAATGACATTTTGCATCAGGTATATCTACAGCACATACTGCCCAATCATCTGTCCACTGTGGAACCTGTACCCAGATGACAGGTTCTTTATCCATGGCGTATGCTGTAGTACCAACACCAAGTAGTACAAGGAACGCAGAAACCCAACCGATTATCCTTGGGATATATCTTATTGACATCGGACGTTTATATACTTCCATTACGTCATGGTAAGATAGTGATAGATGATCTGCCATCATGATAGTAACCCCGCTGATCCTGCTGTGATACCTACACACATGAAAAAACCAAACTCCGTGAGATCTCTGAAGCCTGGTGGAATATTATTTACTAGAGCAGCGAAAAATATCATGCGAATGCTATGTTACCTACACCTGATGCGATGTATAGTGCTACTACTGATGTGAAAAGAATGTGTTGCATTTTATGTGCCTTGTGGTAGTGGTACTAATTGTGGGTCATCGACCCTTGCTCCTAGTCCGCCGCCTTCATCATCGTCATCATCGTCTGCAGCACGGAGAAATAACTCTATGCCTACTAATGTGACTACTGGATAGAAACACCAAAGTATTGCTTTCCATATTGTAAATGATTCAGCTGCGAACTGGTATTCAATCATTGAGATTGTTCCTTTTGTTTTGGTTTAAAGATATTATTTAGTTTTGTAAAGTTCTAAGAGAAAAAAAATTAGAACATACCGAAGAACATGTGACCTGTAAGAATGTCAGATGTTGCAGCTGCAACTAAACCTAACATTGCAAGTCTACCGTTCCATCTTTCGGCGATAACTTTTTGTTTTTCCATTAAAATATGCCTGGGATGATTTGTCCTGTTGTTGCATAAGCACCGATTGCTGCAACGAAACCGAGCATAGCTGCCCAACCATTAAATCTTTCTGCTTCTGGAGTCATGAGTTTGTCCTCTTTTTGAATTGTGAATTGTGATTGAAATTTCATCTAAGTCTCCTTAGAAGAAGCCTGGAATGATCCAGCCTGTGAATCCGTAGTTAACTACGGCTGCGAACAAACCCATCATGGCAAGTCTGCCATTCATTTGTTCTGCGATTTTCCAGTAAGAATTCTTTTTCATTTAAAAGATGCCTGGAATGATTTGACCTGTTGTAACATAGGCACCGATGAGTGCTACGAAACCAACCATTGCCCAACGACCATTAACTTTCTCAGCGTTCTGAGGATAGCCATCATATGAGACAGACTCATCTATGTAAGGACGTGTTTCGGTAGGAAATGCGTTTTGGCGACCACCGCTTTCTGTAGTAACTGTCATTTGTGCTTTGTAAAGAACTGTAACAATACTATATAGCAATTATTAAGTTTTGTCAAGCACCATGTGCCAGTTTTGTGACAGTCTTAAGTTTTCTTTATGTTTTCTATAGATTTTACTTATGTGTATAACATTATACAAAGTAAAAATTACTACATAATACAGGTAAGTGTATTCAAAAAGATGAAAAAGTTTTTACCACTTATATTATTGACAGGTTTTAGTTCACCTGTATTAGCGGACATCACACACCGCATGACATCAAGCACTCAATTAATTACGAATGCTGCAGCAACTCAGGTTGAAAGGATTGGATCGACGTACACTGTCTCTGGATCTGGTGTGACTATGGATGTTGGTGGCGGTAACTCTGCTGACAATATGGTTGGTGGAATAGGATCATTAACTGACGGAGTTGGTCAAGGATCTATTGCTACAGCGACCCAGACAAGTGCAGGGGGTGCATATAGCTTCTCTCAGTCATTCATTGAAGGCGATGTTATTGCTACTACAGCACCCGCAGTTGGTGCAGTAAGTCCTTACAGTAATCAGGTATCAACAGCAGTTGGTAGTGGTACTGGAACAGGTACAGTAACATCAGCACACACTGTAACAGCAGTTGGTGGTGGAAGTGGAACTTCAGCGACAGCACAGTTCGTGACAGAATTGACTATTCAATAGTTAATTGCTATAATTATGTTTAAAAGAGGTACATATATAGTATATGCTATAGGTGTAGCGGTTGCTGCACCTGTGTATGCTGTGCCTGTGGTCCCGAATTTCACTCAAGGCTCGATGACTTCTACGACCACGCAAACGATTACGACGTCAGAAACCATAAATTCGATGGATTATGCGACAGGCTGGACTTATTCGGTCAGTGGCTCAGGCATAGAGTTAGAGGATGGATCAACTAATGTTGCTCCTGACGTAGTATCAACACAAACTAATACCGTAGACGGTGTGACTTCAACATGGACTGGACTAGATTTATCATCAACAAACAAACCAAACTGGAAGCAAACCACGCCAGGAAATTCCTTCCAATTCACAGAGCATTATTCAGGACCAGGTCTTCAGACTCACACGATAATACAGAGAGAAACCACCGTCCAAAGCGTCACAGAAAGTACAAGCATATTCTCAAATTAGCGGGTGCATTAGCAGTATCTACTGCTACATGCTTACCTTCATATGCAACAGACGTTGGTGGTGTATCAGCGACAGCAAATCCAGTCGCGAATTCTTCAGGCTCAGTGACCAACCAGGCAATACAAGTTTTACAAGGACCGTATATAACAAACACATATGGAGATGGCATACAATGTCAAGGTGCTACCGCCAACTTCACACCGTACATCACCAGAACAGGAACATGGCAAGATCCTTACGAGGCTTTTTTCAATGATCCTGTCTACAACATGGCAGATAATAATGATGACAATATACCAGACAATCCTGGTGAGATACTCTACTATGTTCCTACTAGAACAGGGCAGAAATCTACACAGAATATAAACATAGGATTCAGTGCTACGTTCTCCATACCATTAGATAAGAAAGCAATGGCACAATGTAAAGAAGCAGTTGCTATCCACAATGAATATCGTAGTCAATTGATAGCAAATAAACGCCTTGACTTTGAGATAGCCAGATTAAAAAATTGTGGAGAATTGAAAAAACAGGGTATAGTATTCCATCCAAAGTCTCCTTATTATAGTGTATGTGCAGACGTAATGCTTATAAACCCACCTGGCGTAGTAGGTGAGCACAAACATTCAATCATACCTAATAAAATAACTCACAACAGAAACAATCCAAAACCAAATGGAGATGCTAGTGATCTGAAAACTATATCTATAGGTAACTAACGTTTTATAGGAGGTAGTCCCTTCTTCTTACGATACTCATCCGTTATAATATCTTGACGAGTGGGTTTCGTAATTTTTTTGCCTAATTTTTTCTGAACAGTTGTAATTAATTTCTTTACTGCGGGTCTTATAATTCTTATTAACAATGGTGTGGCAGCAGCACCCGCTGTAGCAACAACTGCTAGTGCTGTCACTGAGGTCACCTGATTTATAGGTGGAACGTATTTCTCCATTGGTGAGGTAGGTTCGTACAATGTCACACAGACATTACCCTGTAGTTCATGACCTATAACTTTCTCATCACCTGACTGTGTTACATCACCGACTCTTAGTTGAGCAGGACCTGGACATGGTGTTTCTTCTCCTACACCTCCTGTGTCAGGTGTCTCTGGGGTAGGTGGATCTGGTGGTGGTTCTACAACTGGTGGTGGTGTCTCTCTGTATATGTTTAAATCTTCTGGTGTATAATCCATCGCATCATATGTTGGATAGTCAGCATCACAAAGAACCCTAACATTAGAATCATCTTCTTCTTTTAGATTAGGTTGTTCTCTATTCTTCTTTGCGTCAGGATGATACTTTACACAACCTGGCATATCAACTATCGGCACACCAACATTTACTGTCACTGGTGGTGGTTGATATATTGGAACTGTCTTTGTTACATTTGGTATTTGAATCTCATTTATACCTACCTCTTGGATTCCAATGTTAGGTATACTAATAACTTCATCCATAAAAACCTCACGTGAAAAAAATTACCAAAATTTTTTTTTCAACTTATCTCCACTTACTTAATGCTTTTGTTTCCATCAACTTTAATGTTTCTAGTTCGTCACTCTCATCTGCATGTGTATGATGTGTGACTTCTCTTAATGTCTTGAGATATTCTAAGACATGTTCTCTGATCTCCATCAGTTCATCATAGCACCCTTGGTTGTGTGCACAACCTCTCAGTTGATGATCAGGTGCTAGGACTGACTCAGTGAATAAGGACAATGCCCTATCATATTTGATAGCAGGAGTCTCTTCTCCTACAGATGCTTGGTCTTTCATTAGAATGGCATAGGTACGTTTGGAATTGCATCACCTGTCATATTAGGAATAGCATCTGTGATACCACCACCTATGTCAGGCATAACTGCATCCATAACTTTTTCTTTTACACTATCAATGATAGCATCTTTTCTGATGAATACATATCCACCAACACCAACTACACTAAGTGCTACTACACCTGAGAAGATAGCGATTCCGTTAATAATTTTTTGCATGATTTTACTTTGTGTCTGGGACAATTTTTACAGGACCTGATTCAATCCTGATAGTTTGTGCAGGAGCAGTCTCTGATGCCTTAGCAATAAGGAACTCCATATCCTTTTTGCTTATGTTAGCACCACCGCCATCAGCATCTTTCTTTTTCTTACCTCCCGCAGCGACCCCAAAAGTAGCTAAAGTTCCTGTGAAGACCGAAGCTATAAAGGTCGGATCAATTCTTTCTCCTCGTTCATAGCCTGGTATTTTAACGTAGTTCAAAGTTAAAATTCCTGCAGACCACACGAGAACGATCACTCTTATAAGTGTCGCTAAGTATTGGAGTTGTTCCTCCTTATCTTCTGCTACTTCTTTAAGTTTACCTAGAGGACCTTTCGGTTTCTCTTTTACTTCTGCCATAGTATAAAGTTATTCTGTTTTATATATACGAGTCTAACTTATAGAATCTACAAAAACTTTACGATATCCCTTTACTCCTTCCCAATCCTCATTCATAGCAGCGTTGACATATGACATAAAGTTACTGGTGTCATGTCCTGTCTCCTCTAATG